TAACTATGGCGTGGCATCAGTAGAGTTTGCGCCGCGAGTTAGCCAATTAATCAATAGCACTGGCATTAATCATATTCTCGATTACGGAGCAGGTAAGGGGCGACTAGGACAATCGCTTCAAGTTAATCATCCTGTTAGCCTTACACTGTATGACCCTGGCATTCCTGGAATTGATGAGCCACCAGAGCCACATGATATGGTGTGCTGCATTGATGTGCTTGAACACATTGAGCCCGAACACCTTGATGCTGTGCTGGATGACCTTAAGCGAGTTACCAAGCATATAGGGTTCTTTACCATTCATACTGGTCCTGCAATGAAAGTGCTATCAGATGGCAGAAATGCGCATCTAATCCAGGAAGGGCCTGAGTGGTGGCTGCCTAAGATCATGGCTAGGTTCGAGTTACATGCCTATAATAGGGTTAACTCCAACGGCTTCCTGGTGATCGTATGTCCCTTACCACCTATCTCGGTCTCCGTGACGCAATAGAATCTTGGTCGCACCGCAATGACGTAGCCAGCAGGCTAGACGACTTCATCGATCTTGCCGAATCCGAGATGCTTAAATGGCTCAGGATTCGAGATATGGAGACTCGATCGACTGCGGTTACGTCAGGCCGTTACCTATCCTTGCCTACTGATTTCCTTGAGATGCGCCGACTTCGAATGATCTCAGGCGCTCAATACTTCGAGCTTTTGCAGTCTACGCCTGAAGGCATGTATATCACGCAAGACAGTGGTATGCCTAAGCTGTTTACCATAACCAGCGCTATAGAGTTTGATCGCACGCCAGATAGCGCGTACACCGTTGAAATGCAGTATTACGGCAAACCCGAGCCTATCTCTAGCACCAATGCCACTAACGCCATTCTGACTCGCTACCCTAGCATTTATCTGTTTGGCGCATTGTGGGCTCTGTATCAGTGGACGCTGCAAGAAGACAAAAGCGAGTACTTTTATTCTAAGTTTATGGCTGCGGTTAACTCTGCAAACCGTGAAGACAAAAAGGGTCGTCATGGCCCTGCGCCAGCCATGCGTTATGGGGGTTCTACGCCATGATGCGCGATGTACCCATACCTGTGGTGGGCGATTGGTCAACGTCGCGCTCAAGGCAATTCAGCGCCCAAAGCACCGTCAATCTATATCCTGAAACTAATCCATCAGGCCGTAATAACGCAGCTTTAATGTGTTGGCCTGGAACAGTAGGACGCGCTTATTCTCCTTACGGCACAAACTTCCCTAACGGCATTAACCGTGGGCTGTACGTGTTCCAGAATGAGTTGTTTGAGGTGCGAGATGAAGGGCTTTATAAGATAACGAGCACGTCAGGCGTGCTTGGTTATGCTGGTGCTGTTTCTTATGGCAACCCTACCAGGATAGGCCAAGTTTACGGCTCTGGACGATGCGTATTTGCTGATGACGGGATAAACCTCGTTATTGTTGCTGATACTCGCGTGTATCAATATGACGGTACAACGTTTGCAGAAATAACAGATGCAAATTTAGATGAGCCTAATGCTGTGGCCTTCATCAATAACCAATGGATTTATGATGGTGCAGACGGTGGTTTTATCGTTTCAAACGTAGGAACCCCAGGAACATTTAATCCGCTTAACTACGCCACAGCTGAAGCGCTAGGCGATGACCTGATTCGTCCTTATGCGTTTAACCAACTGCTTTATCTGTTTGGCGAAAAGTCTACAGAAACGTGGTACAACTCAGGCGTTGGCAATCCGCCGTTTGATCGTGTTGAGGGCGGAATTATTGCTAAAGGGATTGCAGGCGTTCACTGCATTTGCAATACCGACCAATTCTTGTATTTCTTAGGCGATGATCGCAACGTTTATCAGCTTGTTAACTCACAGATACGGCCAATATCCTCACCGCAAATAGCGCATGAGATAGAAAATTACGCGACTGTTTCCGATTGCTTTATGTTTAACATGAAACTTGAGGGACAAGACTTTATTGTTATTACGTTTCCATCTGAAGACGTGACGTGGTGCTACTCCGAAACAACTAACTTTTGGTTTCAGCTAACCTCTGGCTCTACAGGTGGTCGCCATATCGCAAATTCCTATGCGTTCTGTTATGGCAAGCACCTGTTCGCAGCCACAGAAGTGCCTATCGCTGATGGTTCAGACCTAACCAAATACTCTATTTGCGAGTTTGACGTTAATACGTTTAGCGATGTTGCTAACACGTATTACATTACTAATGGCACGCAAGTTAAAGAGCGGATTATATCGCCGCTGAGTGGTAGCCTAATTAACGCGCCTGGTAAGCGTGTGTGCATGAATAAGCTTAGATTAATCATGCAAACCGGCCAAGGTATAGCTGTGGGCCAAGGCTCTAACCCTGTTGTTATGTTGTCGCTCTCTACCGATGGTGGCGAGACCTACACGGCAGAGTATCAAGTGGCTACGGGTGCTGGCGGCAGGTATCAGACCAAGGTTGAGTGGTACCACCTGGACTCATTTTATGATGGCGTCATAAAGATTCGGTTTAGTGACCCTGTTTTTACATCAATTGAGAGTGCAATCATCACTATCGATGAGGCAGGTTACTAATGGCTAAAAAGATAAACCCGCCATTAGCGCTTCGCATTCCGCAGAAAATCCTGCAAGACCCTGAGCTGCGCGACTATTTCCGTGAGACTCAATTCATTCTGTTTCAGCTGGCTCAGTTTATTGAGCAAACCAACAAGTTTGGCAGCTTCTACGACACGACTACGCAAACAGCAGCAGCAACTAACACAGCCTATGCCATTACATTTAACAATACAGATATTTCAACAGGCGTAAGCCTTGGCACGCCTACCTCTCGTGTCACCGTAGATGCGCCAGGGGTATATAACTTCCAGCACTCGATGCAGATCATCAATACGGCTGGCGGGAACCATTCTATTTGGATTTGGTTTCGCAAGAATGGCACTGATATAGCGCAATCCGCTACCGAGATAAGAATTCAAGGCAACAATACAGAGCAGTTCGCAGCCTGGAACTTTCATGTGCCTATGGACGTAAACGATTATGTTGAGATTATGTGGGCTGTTAGCGATACATCGGTAAGGTTGTTAGCTGTAGCTGCATCCTCGCCGGTTCCAGCTGTGCCATCTGTGATTCTGACGGTTAACTATGTAGGCTATGAGGTTTAGCGATGATCGTAGACAGGTGCTATGATGTAGGTGTGGTCCGAGCCATCCTCACGCACCCTGCAATCTATGAGTGCATAGCAGAAGACGGGACACCACCCAGAGAAGATTTCATACTTCAGTTAGAGGGTATCGCCTGCATTGTCGGCATCGTCGGCAGCGAGCCCATCGGAGTAATGATCTACCATCCGATCAATGGGATTACCTGGGAGTGTCATGTCCAAGTCTTACCAGAATACCGCGAACAATACGCCGACGAGTTTAGCAAGAAAGCTCTTGATTGGGCTTTTAGCATGGGCGTTAAAAAGCTTGTTGCACAAATTCCGTTTCTTTATCCGAACGTTAAAGACTTTGGCCTTAGACATGGTTTTGAGGTTGAAGGGATTAACAAAAAAAGTTATTTAAAAAACGGCCAGATACATGACCAGTGGTATCTAGGCTTGACGAGGTGATGTATGGGTGCGCTTAGAAATTTGGGCGGCGGTGGGGCTGGCGGCTTATTAGGCGCTGGATTAGGGTTGGCATTAGCTCCGGTAACGGGCGGCTCTAGCTTAATGTATGCTCTTGGCGGCGGATTGCTCGGTAGCTCAATTGGTAGCTCAAGAGATGCGGCAGCAGCAGCAGGAAGAGCTGGTGACATCCAATCTGCTGCTACGCTTAGCGCAATCGCTGAACAGCGTGCAGCTAGAGAGCAAGCCATGGCTTTGGCTCAGCCATACACTGACATTGGCCGTTTTACATTGCCTGGATTGTTCAGAACAGCAGTAGCGCCTATTGATTACAGCGGATTGCCTGAACCTCGATTGTTGGAGTTTGGCGGCGGCTATTCTCCCACTACGCCTGGAACATTTATACCTCGACAATACTTTGCTGATAC